TTCACAAAAGAAGCAAAAAAGGGTATAATTGGAGACAAATATTATCTACTAAAATTTAAACCTAGAAAGTGCAAGCGGCATCTTTTTATGTTGAATACGTGTGTAGGACATATCAAACAGATATTAGGGATCAACAATCCGTTTATACTGACCCCATATCAACTACTAAAATACATGAGGAAGCATAATGGGCAGTAGCAGACCTAGACAACCAGTACCAACACCTGAAGAATTAGCCTTTGAAAAAAGAACCGAAATAGGTTTGCGAAGAGAAAGAGCAAAAACAGAACGTATGCTTAAATCTCAAGCGCGAGGACAGTTAGGGGCAAAATCACTAATCGGTGGAATCGGGGTAAAGCCTAAAGGTCAAAAAAGCGTTCAACATAGCACTGGTCAAACTACGGCTATGGATTTGCTTTCTGCATATCGCAGTGCTGTTGCAAAAGGCGATACATCAACTTTTGTAGAATTTTCAAGAAAAAATAGGGAATTTTAATATGAAGCTCCCTGCTGAACTTGGTTCTCTCCAAGACCTTAAAAAAAGAGAAGCAAACGCATTTAAACGCGCTACGCACTGGCATGATCAGTTAGATGATGCCTATGAATATTTTCTACCCAACAGAAACCTGTTTGAAACAGTAGTAGCAGGGCAGAAGAAGATGGATAAAATCTTTGACTCAACTGCATTAGAAGCTATTCAACAAGGTGCAAGTAAGCTACAAGAAAACATAGCACCTATTTGGTCGCGTTGGGCTACGTTTGAGCCATCTCTTCGAGTCAAAAAACTATTAGAGTCTGGTGACTTTGACGTATCTGAAGAAGACATTAAGCGTAACCTAGAAGAGCAAGCTGATGAAGTCTTTGATTACATCAATCGTTCTAACTTTGCTACACAATTCTATGAACACGCTCTAGACCTTTTAATTGGCACAGGTACACTTCGTATTGATGAGGTAGAAGATGATGATATGCCTCTTGTATTTAGTGCTATCCCACAAAAAGGTATAGCATTTGAGGAAGGTCCACAGGGTAATGTTGAAACACATTGGCGTAGATTTGAAGTAAAAGCTAGTGACTTACCTCGTAAGTGGCGTGGGTTTAAACCATCACCAACTATTGCCAAAGTAATAAAAGACAAGCCTGAGACTATGGTAAAAGCCTATGAGGGCGTTGTTTATTTACCAAAAGCCAAGTCATATTATGGTTGCTTGTGGATTGGCAAAGAAGATCATGTAAGTTGGATGGAAGACTTTGGATCAACATCACCGTGGGTTACTGGGCGTTATTCTAAAGTAGCAGGTGAGATTCGTGGTCGTGGTCCTGCACTACAAGCCTTGCCTGATGTTAAATCATTAAACAAAGCAAAAGAGTTCACACTACAAAAAGCGGCTATAGACCTTGCAGGTATGTACACAGCTACTGATGATGGCGTTACAAATCCCTACAATATAAGTATAAGTCCGGGGGTTGTTATTCCAGTTGGTTCTAACAACAACGCAAACCCTTCATTAAGACGATTAGACACTGGTGCTAACTTACAGTTATCACAGTTTGTTATTAATGACCTACAAATGAACATTAAGAAAGCGTTATTTAATGATCTGCGCGACCCTACAGGGGCTGTTAGATCAGCTACAGAAGTAGCTATTGAGTCGCGTGAATTAGCAAAAAGAATTGGTTCTGCATTTGGTCGCTTGCAAACTGAAGTATTAATCCCTATTATAAAGCGTGTTGTTGCTATATTAACTCGTAGAGGCGTTATTCAGCCACTACAGTTAAATGGTAGAGACATAGATATTAAGTTTATGTCCCCTCTAGCAAGGCAACAGGATGCAGAAGATATACTTACTGTCCAACAAGCAGTACAGTTTGTGCTTCAAAATGCCGGTCCTGACCAAGCTAAGATTGGATTTAAACTTGAAGACTTTGGTACATGGGTTGCTGATAAAGCAGGTATGCCTGCATCACTTGTTAGAAGTGAAGCTGAGAAAGTAGCAATAATACAAGCAGGTGCAGAAGCGGCACAGCAAGGTATGCCCGCAGGTGAACAGCCAATGCAAGGACAGACTACGCTTTGAGTTGGAATAAAATAGACAAGGCTTCTACGGAAACTAAGTCTAAGTATGCAGAAGAACAGAGACTAAAAGCCATTGAATTAGCTAAAGCGTACAATGGCTGTTTCTCTACGCCTGAAGGAAAGAAAGTCCTTGAAGATTTAACGTCTCGTTTTATCTATGGCAACGATACTCCCTTTGAATCACAGAACGTAAACTATGAAGCGGCTTATCATAATGGTGAGTCAGGTGTAGTTAAGTATGTGATTAATTTAATACAACAAGCTAAAGTAAGAGGTTAATATGTCAGACGAACAAGCCGAAGTACAAGAAACTACTTCTGATACCTTGTTAGACAATGCCGAACCCACGTTAGGTGAGAACGAGTATTTTCTAGCTGAAGGTATTAAAGGTACAGGTGAAACTCCAGAGTGGTACAAAGCAGATAAGTACCAGTCCGTTGCAGAGCAAGCTAAAGCATACACTGAACTTGAAAAGAAGTTTGGTGGATTTAAAGGTGCGCCTAAGGATGGTTATGTTTCTCCTGAAGGTGTAGAGCAAGATGATGCGCTACTCGCTGAACTAACTGAGTTTGCTAATGATACGAATATGTCTCAAGAGGCGTATGGTCGTGCATGGGAACTATTAACTGCACAAGAGCAAGCAGTTGAAGAAGTTAGTGCTGAACAAGAAATGGCAAAGCTAGGTGACAATGCTACCCAGCGTTTGAAGAATGTTGAAGGGTTTTTAAAGAACAACCTAGACTCAGATACGTATACTCAAGTGCAAGACCTAGTAACTACAGCCGAAAGCGTACAGCTTATTGAAGCTATCGTAAAAGCTACTGTCCCTGCTAAACTACCCATCGAGGGTGGCGAGCATCCGCAAGGTCTTACATGGGCAGATGTAGAAGCAGAAATGTTCAAACGCCATGATAATGGTCAGTTCCTTAGAAGTGTTGATCCCAACCATGAACGCAAAGTTCAGCAGATGATTGCATCGTTTGGCGGTTAATATTTACAAGTATGGGTGTTCGGTGTTATAATAAGCGCATCGAATACCCTATCCCCATAGGCTCGGTAAATTTAGGTTGGATGCTGACCAATTTACTGGGTACTCAGCGAAAACCTTGAAAAACTTTATAAATTAAATCTCTTTTTCGAGGATATTAAAATGAGTGTAAATCTATCTCCTGTAGCTGTTACAGAATTTGACAGCATGGTGAAGCATGCTTACCAAAACGCTTCACTTCTTCGTGACGCAGTTACCGTACGTAATAACGTAGTTGGTGACACTTACAAGTTCCGCGCAATGGGTAAAGGTACTGCCGCGGCTCGTGGTACTACTTCTACTGACGTATCTCCAATGAACGTTGCTCACAGCTTAGTTACTGCTACTCTTACTAACTTTGTTGCTCCTGAGTTCACTGACATCTTTGATGCGGCTGAAGTAAACTTTGATGAGAAGCAAGAACTTGCTCAAACTATTGCAGGCGCATTAGGTCGTAGACTTGATCAGCTTGTTATTGATTCAATGGATGCGGCAACTCCGGGTGCTACTGTTGGTACTGGTACTACTGGTCTTAGCCCAGACGATCTTGTTTCTGCTAAAATCGAACTAGTTAAAGCAGGCGTTGGTTCAGGCGATCTTTTCTGTGTTCTTAATGGTAAAGGTTTGTCTGACTTGTTAGGTGCTGAGAAAACTTCATCATCTGACTACGCTAACGTTAAGGCTCTTGTAAATGGCGAAATTGATACATTTGCAGGCTTTAAAGTTATCACTATGGAAGATCGCTCAGAAGGCGGTTTGACAGTTGATGGCTCAACTGCTGAAGTTAAAGCATACGCATTTGCTAAAGATGCTGTTGGTTTAGCGATCGGTGTTGATAACAAGACTACTATTGACTATATTCCTGAGAAGGTTTCTTTCCTTTGCAACGGAATGTTGAAAGCAGGCGCGGCTATCCGCGATACTGCAGGTCTAGTTGAAATCAACTACGACAACGTAGCGGCTTAGTAACACCTAAGGGGGGGGTTCGCCCCCCTTTTTTTCTCTACATAAAGGTAAATCATGGCTAGTAAAATAGAACTAATTTCTAACGCATTAATTCTGATAGGTGATTTGCCAATAACATCACTTACTGGCAACGCACGAGCGCAGGTTGTAGCTAACAACTTGTATGATAATATCGTTAAGGCTGAACTAACTAAGTATCGTTGGGGCTTTGCTAGAAAAAAAGCACAACTAAATAAAGATGCTACAGCTATTATTGGTACAGAGTGGAATGCTAAATACACACTACCCTCTGACTTGCTTACTTTGGTTAAGATTAATCCTAATCAACCATACCAAATTATCGAGGACAAAGTATATGTAAATCATAGCGGTGACTTGTTCTGTGATTACATAGCTGATGTACCTGAGAATGAGTTCCCTGTACACTTCGCTAAGATGATTGAGTACGCATTGGCAAAAGACTTTGCTATGTCTGTACGCGACAACGCTACAACAAAACAAATTATGGCAGAGGAGTATCTTAATGCTTCTCGCATGGCACGATATACTGATTCACAGCAACACCCTATTACACCTATACAGAGCAGACCATTCCTTGATGTGAGGTACTAATGGCTAAAAGTAACTTTGTACAAAATAGCTTTGTTAGTGGTGAACTATCAGAAGAAATAAAATCAAGAACTGATATAGGTCAATACTTCAAAGGCATGGAAACAGCTAAAAATGTTGTGACTTCGCCTCAAGGTGGT